GCTTGAAGGTTATCCATAGAGTCATCGCCTCCAAGCCTTCTAGGTATGATGTGATCTACATGAGTGGCTTCCATGCCACATCTCTGACAAGTATGTTGATCTCTTGTTAATACTCTTGATCGGATCTTACGCCATAGCGCAGTTGATCCATCATCTCTGAGTGCTGATTGCTTAGCCATTAGAGATCATCATAACAAATGCCACATACCCACCAACTATGAACCTCATGCAGCTCTGATTCTGGTGTCTCTTGCTCACACCTGGAGCACTTAATCATTACATCATCAGTATTCATTAGTGGTAGTTATTCCTCTGAAAGAACTCCCATGCTTTGCATGGTGAGCCATAACGATTATCTATGTACTTGAGTCCCCATCGTACTTGCTCCTCAGCAGTAGCATCTCTTAAATACTCTGATCTACCTTGAGGTATACCCCAATGACTACCTGAGTTTGCTTTCCAATTCCACGCTGATTCTTTTCCATAGAGTTTGCTTAAACAACTCATCTGGGTTTTATCATCTACTAATACAGCTGCATACTCTTTGATTGTTAATCTTTTAACCTCATCAGGTGCATCTGCGTAAGCAGGTGTAAACAGAGTTATCCCAATAGCCACTAGCACCGAGCGACCTACCCGCCTCAGCGGGTCGCTCTGAACCCTTGATGGGTTCTGCGACGATAGCGTACCAGCCGTGTCAAGCGCATCGGTAAAAGTGCTGGTCAGAGCGGTGTTTTGTTTCATTGATGTCCCCAACCGTCACCTTTGAATGAGATTCCAAAGCTGCTATAAACGCGGCGCATAGCCTCACCACAACAGTTTGGATCTGCCTCCTCATGTATTGACTTTTCTAACTCCATTGAAATCTGGCATTTTACGCACTTGTATTCATAAATTGGCAAGTTAAACACTCCTTCCCTTCAAAGTTCCAAGATCCGCATCCTGTACATCTAATTACTTGAAACTCTGGAACAGACTTATGCAGAATTGGCATGATGTCCTTTACTTTGACAAACGCTAGGTATTGACCGGCATCCTCTCCCTGGCCATTGCAACGCATGATAACCATTGGCATCTTGCCATTAGCGTTAGCCTCAGCTTGTTTGATCCAGGCTAAAGGCTGAAAGTCAGCCCTAGCCTTGACCTCAATACTTACTGTTGGAACATTGAGAATGTCCTCACCTTGGCGACCAGCCCCGGCAGTATCGGCATAAGGCCACCATTGCTTAAGGTAGTCGGCTATAACCTTTTGAGTTCGGTAGCCTCGATGTTTGCGATGGTTTGTCACAGTTCTAACTGATCCTCGCACTTTGTGCAGAACCATACAACTAGACCATCATCACGCACATACTCGTTTGTATGATGAAAGATGTCGCACTTTGAGCAGTTATTGACACCGCCATAACCGCTAAAGTCGTATCTGGCGCTTGGGTAATGAGCTGCTGTTATAAAGTATTTAGCCATTGACGGAATGACATCTCTTACATGTCCAAGTCGCATTTACTGGAGCATCAGCGTTTTCAATCTTTGCTAAATGAGCCAGAATGATCTCCTCATTGCATAATTGACATCTTAGAGTCAAGTGCATCAGGTTCATCCATTGACCATTTATGTTTACTTCCACGAATCCCATTACACACTCCTTAAGGCTTGACGTTCCCACTTACCTGATGATGCAAGGTTGTACCAAACTGTGCTGCACTTGGCTTCTCCAGTTCGTGGCGCATAAGTGCAAAAGAAACCACCCCAGGCGCGCCCATTCTTTTCGCCTTCTTTCCAAACCATCTCACCATGAACGCAACCCTCATGGTTTTGCACTCCCAAAGTGTTTTCAATTAAAGCAATTGCCTCAGCCGTATTAAATGCAACAGGTTGATTAGGATCGTTATAAACGACCTCATGAACAGTCCAAGGATCAGCAGCTAAGGCTTCCTCCTTAGTAGCAAACGATGGCACTTCCTTAGCCTTAGCAATGTCCTTTGCGCTTAGGCGCTCAACCTTGCTCATTTCCTCTCTAGAAGGTCTTTTACCTTTAGCTGCGTAACCTCCATTTGCAAGCGCCCGACCGATCGCGCTAGTCTCGCAATTTTCCAGCGCTGAAGTTGAATTAACACCGCGGTCAGTAACCTTCTCCTCAGCGTATCCGGTGGAAAACGCCACGCTATCTGCGAAAGTTCGATAAAGGTATGCTTTAACAATAAATCGATCATTTTGAAATGACTCCAATTCTGTTGAGATTCTAAAGTCTGGGAAGTCCTTGATGAACTTCTCTAAACGGGTTTCAACCGTTTCATAATCTGCCAAATTAAACACTTGGTAACTCCTCTTGTTTCATTAGATACTCGGTTTGTTCCGGTAATGACCAGACTGTACCGTCTGCCCATGTCTGCACCTCGATAGCACACGCGTTGCAGTAATGTCTGCGAACGCCTTGGCTCCTTGGATGATTGCTGATAACTGTGTAACTCGCACCCTTTTGACCTAATGGTGAATTAGTGCCGTATCTGACTTTGCAGTAATCACACCAGACTCCTGGGGCTGCTTTAATAACTGTCAAGGTCACTCCAATCAGTTGATGCAATCTGTCCAGCGAGCGCAATGTATGCGCAGCCGTCCTTGTAACTGTCTGCGTGGTTTGGCGACTCTTGTAAGCGTGAGACTTTGACAAGTGCCATGCAGATTGCGACTTCGTGAGGCTCGATGTTACGTTCAAGGTAGGCTGACCAGAGTTTGGCGATTCGAAGGTGATTGAGAGCTGCCAAGCCGTAATCTTTACCGCGGTCTGCGATGAGGTCTTGGGCTTCGTTAAGGATGTCATTAGCGCGCATTAACACTCACGCGCTGACTGATCTTGCCAACTGCCAAGCCTTCGCGCTTGCCTTCTTGAAAGCCTTTGCCCCAACCAACAATAAACCAAAGGACATTAGCCAAAAGTAATAAAACAATAACTGGTACTTGTAGATCCATTTTTTGCTCCCGTTCTTGTAAGCCTTGTGCTTACTGGAATACGGTCTCACACCTAGCAGACAATTACACGTTTATTTACATAACGAAACGGTAACGATTCAGCCCCAGCGTTTGCCTTGATAGATGAAGGATCCATCCTTTGGATCAATCGGGATAAGTTCAGGCGTAAAGCGCTTGCCATGCAAAGTGCCTACGACAAAGCCCATCTGCCAGTTGGCATAACCCTTTGTATAGCCCATACCAGGGCTTGAAAGGTCTACAAGATTGCCAACCTCAACTCCCCACACAATACGCCCGTATCGGCCTCCTGAGGCTTCAGAATGGGCACTTAAACCAAGTCTGTGAGTATGTCCAGACACGACAGATTTACCCATACGCATAGCACCATTCAATGCAGTTTGACCAGGCTTGTTTGATAGTGGAAAAGAGTCTCCGTGGCAAGTATGCCAACCAGGAGCAAAGTCAAAACCGTTGGGATGATAGCGGATACCAGCCTTGTCATAGCCCATAAATTTGTCATAGCGCAGCTCAGGTAGATTCATAAATGCCGGAAGTCTGCGAGATAGTGATTTGTAAACACGCGCTCCATGATTGGAGCCAACTACATCGGTAACGCCTAAATACTCCAAAATCTCCAGAGTTAATTTACGATCCTCATCGATGTTGCCTTCGACCTCTTGCCAAGGTTGAGCGAATCCACCGAGTTGAGGTAGATCGATCTCATCACCAATGCAGATGGTTTGGTGAGGCTTGTAAGCCCTTAAAAACTTGCCTAGATTCTTGACTGCTGCTTCATGAAAGAACGGGGCTTGAATGTCTGAGATCCAAGCAATTCTTTTGACTGTCATTAGTCCTCGTCGTCGTCCTCATAGTCACCGAACCGCTCTGGGTCGATAGGATCTGGCAAGATCCAACCAGGATAAGAATCTACGACCGATAGCATGTAAAGAGCCTGATCCTCGTTGAATCCGGATTTACGCAACGACTTAAAATACTCATGTAACCCGATGCAATAAGATTCGAGTTTTGAGTAACCTTGATCCTCTAGCGCCTTAGTTGCTTTTCTTGCCATGTGGATAAGTGTCCCTTACTTCTTAAGCAATTCCATCATCTGCTCTTGGCGTGTCTCTATTCTTGCCAATCGGTCTGCGAGAGATGATCCACCATTCGGTGTAAGAGTCCACAACCAACCGCGAACCAGATAACGCAAACCGCCAATAAAAATAGCAAACGTCGAGGCAATGGCGAGAACGAATCCCGCCCAATCACTCGCGGTCACCGTAGCCCATAGGCTTCATCTTTAGGATTCAACCATCGCATAACAGGTGGAATCGTTGCCAACGCACCAGCGTAAGCAATGTTCTTTAGGTCAGTCTCTCCTGCTGCCACAAGTGCAAGCGCAGCAGTTATGAAGGCTCTCGCCCAACTTCCCAGCATCTTTTTTAGGTCTTGGCTCATCTGTTCCTCCTAGTAACGGGATGTTAAAAAATTTCGAATCCGTGTCACCAGCCTTTGTAAAACTGATGTGGATGTGCTTGGTGTGTGGATTAACTCCGGTGTACTTGCGCCAGCGCCAGAGGCTTCGAGCGCTTGCAATCTTGTGATTAAAGATGACATAAGCAATTCGTTTATCTGACTTGGCTGCAATTCGAATCTGGTCGGCAATGTAAGCAGCTGTGGAGGCCTGTTCGTTGAAATCAGCATCGAGATCGAGAGCCCTGACATACCCTGTATCAGGGCAAGGGTTATGATCGCTCTTTCGGGTTGAGTGCTTGGCATCTCCGATTGTCCCGTCAGAGTTACGCTTTCGAGACGGATAAGCATCGTCTGCCTGCTCTCTTAATTGGACAACTGATTTAGATAAACGTGGTTTCATTAAAGACCAAGAGCCGTCAAATCTTCAACTGTCAAGCCCAAAGCAGCTAGTTTTGCCTGGGCTGCTTCTTTTGCTGCAATCTTGGATTGCTTTTCTGTTTCGACCTGATCTAAGACTGATTCCCAAAGATCATCTAATTCTTTTTTGGTTGGCTTTGGTGAATCTGACAACCAGACAAGGTTCTCATAATCATCTCCATTAAGAACCCACTCGGCTGCATAACGCTTTCTAAGGATAAGTGTGTAATCAATCATTATGCACCAATTTCCATGACTGTGATTGTTGATGTTGTACGGTTGTTTTGACCTTGATCCGAGTCGTTTTCGGAACGGTTAATAAATGATGTTCCGGTGTTATTGCATCGAACCTGAACTTTGTAAGTCGTTGCTGATGTGGTTGCTGGTGCATCAAGAAAATTCATTGATGCATTGCCGATGGCAGTCGGCTCGCCCTCAAAAATGCCATTAGTCGCTGGAGTGCGTGAACCTGCAGCATCACCAATGTTAATTGCAGTTGCACCACGAACTAAGCGGACTGATGATGTATTAACTCCAGCATCACCAGAGCCAGTTACGTTGTAAAAAACCATGATCTTTGATGATGCTGATGAAGGTGTGATGCTTACTGAAAGACCAGTTATGTCTGCAAAAGATGTGCTAGTGCTTGTAAATGTATCGGTTTTTGTTGTGCTAACAACCTGCAAAACTTTGCCACCGCCTGCTGGAGCAGCCCATGTTGGAACTCCACCTGCAACGGTAAGAACCTGTCCGGTTGATCCAATCCCTAAACGAGCAGGAGTAGATGCACCTGATGCATAAATTGTGTCACCAGTTGTTGTAAGCAATGCATTTTGGATTGCATTTGAATCATCTTGTGCAACCCAAGTAAAATCTAAATCTGTTCCTGATGCTTTGCTTAATACTTGACCTGTTGTTCCACCTTTTAGATCGACAAAGGACGTATCGACTCCACCCAAAGCGGTACGAATAGCAGCTGCGCCATCCTTAACGAGATCGGTATCGTCAGGTGTTTCCCACCCGAAGTTAGTTGTTGTTGCCATGTTTCTCCTTTATCAGGCTACTATTGTAGCGTTAATCCATTCCAGGGTTGGGCTTAATGTGTTCCATGTCTCGGCTCCTGAGACTCCGTTCCAACGAGTGGACTGGATGCTGTAAGCCGTTGGTGAGACAGTTAAAGTCAAGTAGAGCGAGTTATAACCAGCGCTAAAAGTCCAGCCTTCAACAAAGCCTTGGAATTGACCATTAGTAATGTTTGAGGGCAGATCAATAATGTTTAATGGCAAGCCCATAAACACTTCAAGCAAAGCATCTCTATCGTTGTCATCGATCTCAGGGCTTGAAAGCGGAAAAGTGATTGACTTAAACTGAGCCTCTGGGAAAGCACGTAATGCTAAGTAAAACTCAGCCTGATCTAAGGCATCGTAATTGTGTTCAAGTGAAGTTGTGATCTCGTAAGACTGTTGTCCATAACTGGCGATAGATGCAGCATCGAATGCCGATTCCTGAGCATTAGCCTTGTAAGTGATTGTGACATTGTTTCGGACATCGCCTGAACGCTTTGAGGTTCTGATACCGCGAGCCAGAGCATGAGAACCAGTCAGATCCACATAACCATTAGTAGCGAGATAATCTCTACGTCTGGAACTGTCCGCATACCCGATTCGACCTTCTGAGTCCTCGTAGAGGTATCCAAGTCCAGAAGTTGCCAAAGAGGATACGAGGCTGTAAATGTCTGTCGTGCTAGATGATCGAGCTGCTAATTCATAATCACCTGGTTGATCGATCTGGCCAAGTCCAGAGTTTCCAGCATAAAGCCAAGTTGTTGTTGGAGTGTATCCAGCCCAAGTTGTTGCAGCCGGTACTTCATTCCATGTATCAAACAAGGCTTGGCTAAGAATTGTGTAAATCTGGTCGCCATCGAAGTCTTTGCTTAAAACGCCTTCTGTAAGTGTCTTAGGCAATTTTGACAAAGCACCCAAGGCAACTACCTTAATACGCTCTGAGATGGCCGTAGATGAGGCTTGAGTGACCTCTACATCGATGTCTGTGACATAGCCACCAAAGAGATTGACAAAAGTACCTGTTGAGTCTTTGACCTTGATGTTGATCTGGTCATTGACATCAATAACAATAGGTGACAGATCCAGGTTGATAATCTCAACATTGCAGTAACCTGCATAGGGCTGAGAATAAATGTCTTGACGACCGGAAGTAATCGTGAGGTTAGATAAGGTCAGATTGGTGTAATCGCCTCCACCGTTGATCGTTACCTGCCATTCAGGAGTCCATTGACTCATGCGATTAGAGCCGATCCAGGGCCACCGCCACCGCGGTATGAGGACTCGTTAATAATCTCCACGATCTGACGGGCAACGCCTTCCTTATCCAAGGCTCCAGTTACGTTGATGTTGTAAACCGGTGCCATTGATGCAGATTCAGCAGCTCTAAAAGATCCAGCGCTAAATGAACCAACAGCAACTGATGCAGCTGCTGCGGTAGATGCAGCCTTGGCTACTGAAGTTGTACCAGATGTCGTACCAGTTGTACCAGTAGATGCACCGCCTCCGGTGCTTGCAATAGTTGGGGCTGTGTAGGTTGGTGTGCTTACCTTTGGTGCTGAAACTGACGGGGTAGTAAACGAAGGCTTGGAAACGGTTGGAATGTTAGGCAAAATTGGGATTGCGTTATAAGCCCTGATAATTGCGTTAATGCCATCAATAGCACCAGATACTAAGTTACGGATTACATTGATGATACCGCCAATAATGTCTACAACACCGCCTGCTACTCTGGCGACAAAGTTAATTGCACCGCCAAGGGCAACGGTAAATACAGGCACGATGTAATCAACGATAAACGCACCTAGCGCCTGGAATGATTCTTTATTACGATCGATTGCCTGTTTGATTGGATCAAAGAGTTTGGCAAACTTCTCAAAGCCAGGTACAACTTTTTCAATAATAATTCTGATAAGGGTTTCAATAATTGGTAGTAATTTATAACCAATAGTTTCAACACCTTCATCGAAAGCAACTTTCAGGCGATCCATGCGACCTTGGAAAGTAGCAGCGTTCTTTGCAGCTGCGCCACCAAAGAGATCACTTAACTTGGTCTGAACCTGAGTAAAGGACATTGCCTTTAACTCAGCGCTAGATAAGCCAATACCTAACTTGCCAAGGGCTGCTGTGTTTCCATCATAAGCCTTGCCCAAAGCATTGGCTACGCCTTCAAGTGGCTTGCCCGTCTGGGTTGAGATGTCAAGAGCAAGAGCCAGTAATTCTTGAGCCTTACTAGTTGAGTTTGTACTTAAAGCAAGTCTCGCCAAAGCCGGACGAAGTTGATCGTCTGCTACACCAGTAGCGCGAGCCATCTTGTCGATGGAGTCCTCAGTAGCTGCGATCTGTGCCTTGGTAGCGCCTGTTGCGTTCTCTAGGGCTGAGGCTAGTTTGATCTGGCTTTGTTCATCAGCGATTGCAGCCTTAACGCCATCAACGCCAATCTTAACTGCATAGGCACCGGCAGCAGCAGCAGCCGCTAAAAACGCAGCACCTGCAACCTTGCCGAACTTTTCTAACTTACCAGCGGATTCCTCGACATCGCCATTAGCAGCCTTTAACTTCTTATTGAGATCATCGACATCACCAAGGATGGAGAGTTTAAGCGTTCTATCCTTACCAGCCATTATGTCCACTCCTTCAAAATCTTGCTAAATGCTTCTTCCCATTGAGCCACTATTTGAGGTTGAATCCTTCTCAATGTTGGAAAGATAAAATAACCTTCGTTACCTTTTGCGCCTAGTCTTGGACTACGCATTGGGAACTGCTTAAACTTCTTTGAACCAAACTCCATTGGCCCCCAAAGGATTCTGGTCGATCCGCCACCGCTAAACTTTTGACCAGCAAATCCATAACTGAATTCACCGATCTTAGATGACTTGCTTATTCGAACTCCCTCAGCAATACGCCTAGCAGCAATACCTGAAACCTGACGGTTCGATGCTGCAACCTTAATCTGTTGAGAAGCGTATTCAGCAAGGTTAGAACTTTCCCTCTTAGCAGCTTCAGTTGCTTCCTCAGACATGGCTTTGAAAGCCTTGGTAATACCGCGTAAATCTGACTTGTCATAAGCGATCTTGACTTCATCTGCCATCCGATCGCTCCTTCAAAATCTCTATCGCGGTTAAAACATCGTCTCCGTCCTCCCAGTATTGCATCGGTATCCCCGTCTCTATTGCTAGATTAACGAGGATCCGCCTTATGCTTCCTGGTTGGTGGCTTTTGGGCTATCGTCTCCGACTGTTACATCTGCAACGGTCTCAGACCAGATCTCGTAAGACTTGACAGGCTTTCCAGCGTTCTCTCGCTTGTAAGCGTTATAAGCCAAAAACATTAAGTCCCAGATTCCGATCTTGTCGTTCGCCTGAGAAATCGTGTTGCCTGTTGCCTTCTCCCACTTTGCCCACTCAGGAGGCTGAGCCGTATAAGTTGCTTCGTCGCCTGAGTTGTATGTAATTGTTATTGGTAGTTTCATCTAGTGCTCCCGTTTGTTAGATTTTAACTGAATGTGTCTGCTGGTGTTCCAACTACTGTTAGCGCCCATGTATCGGTCTGTGCTCCTGGAGCACCGCCACCAACTGTTGGGAATACTGGCAAGACGTTGCAAGTAAATACTGCGCCAGTTACTGCTGTTAGTGAAACTGCAAGTGTGGTGTTTGGATTCGCATCAGCTGCGCCCCACATTGCTTCGAATAGTGATGATGTTGCACCCCAGTCGGCAAGTAACTCTACGTTAAGAGTCCATTGATCATCGACGTGTTTGTAAGCTTTGCCATCAAGTGTCTGAAAAACATCGATGGTTGGTGAGTTTACGAGTGTCACGCTAGTTGTCTGAGCATCGTAATTAACTGTTGCGATGGTTAGAACGAGGTCGCGACCCGTAATGACTGTTGTTGGCATTATTGGTTCTCCTTATGCTGTCTGCGTATACCAGGTGGATACGCGTATGTCCGCGACTAGCAAGTTACTAGCGCCTACTTGTGTGACTGTTGGTCGATCAACTACCTGGAGATCGTATCCAGCCGGTATGACCGCCACAACGCTTGTGATTAGTTGTTCTATGTTATCAAGACTTGCAGGGTTGCTGTTATAGGCAACGCAACAAGTAATTGTGTAATTTAACTTGCATCGAAAGGTGCTCTTGCCGATTGTCTCAAACTCCATGTAAGGAGAATCCGGAACGACAACAACCGCAGGTACTGGTACTTGCTCTGGAACGTAACTAAATACGTTTGCAGCAACACCAGATAATGCGGTAGCAAGAGGAGTACGAACTGCTGAAAGAATAGTGCTCGGCATTACTGAGCCATCGTCTCAACATCGATGTATGGCCCTAGGAGGCCAACGACCCGGTTAAAAAGTGAACGACCCATCCTGTATGGCGAAAATGCAAAATCGATTCCTTCGATCTGTCCGCCTGGAGCAGTACGAGATTGGAATACTTCAACTGAAACTACGATGATTGCTGATTCGACCGCTGCAACTCCAACATACGTTGAAGCGCCTGTAAGTGTTGCGGATCCGCTAGGAATGACATTTCGTTCGAGAACATCGGCATTAGTGATGTTTGCTGTAAATGTGTACGCATCGACATCAGCATTGACTGTTCGAGTGCCGTTAAATGGTGTTCCGCATCCAGCGATGACAACTGATTGTCCTTCGGTGAACTCATGGATTCCTACTGTCTCAAAGGTTGCGACATTATCAGTAAGCGAAACCTTAGCGATTGGTGATGCAAAAGTTGTAAGCAAAGGCAGAATAACCGCCTCAGATGTGTCGATGATGTCATCGAGGTAAGCATCGTTATAAAGAGCAGACGAAACACCAAGCACCGTTCTCAACTGTGCAGCTGTGATAATACTTGGCATTTCGTCCTCTCTAAACGACTGGCGGGGAGATCGGGAGCAACCCCCCCGCCATGATTAAGTGTGTTGCTTATACGTTCTGGTTAAGTGTGAACGCACCGCCAGCAGTCAAAGTAACTGCTGAGCCATAGCCGTAGTAACCGACTTCAACCTGACCTGTACCAACAATGTTTGTACGGAGTTGTAGTGGGCCGGCACTTTCGTACCATGTAAACGCTTCGCGGTTTACCATGATGATTGAATCATCGCCTGTACCTGAGATGTATGGATCTACAAATACTGGAAGTCCCATTACTGAACCAACTGCGTTTCCTGGCTCTACTACGCCAAGACCGTTTGATGAGTTACCAGCAACATTGAATAGTGGACGCTTTGATGAATCTGTCAAAGCGATCAAAGCAGCCCATTGATCTGGAGTTACGATAATTCCAGTTGGGAAGC